TGAACTATTAAAAGAAGAAAATGATGAACTATTAAAAGAAGAAAATGATGAACTATTAAAAGAAGAAAATGATGAACTATTAAAAGAAGAAAATGATGAACTATTAAAAGAAGAAAATGATGATGAACTACCAATATTAGATGAAAATTATAAATATTGAACTGATAGTGACTAAAAAAATTATTTACTAATTATTACAATTTCTGAAGATTCTTTTGTTTTATTCATTCCGTAACTCCAATTAACATCTAAAATTAAAAAATCTTTATAAAGTTCTCTAATATATACACAATTATTATATGTCATAATCCAGTTTTTCTTATTACATATAGTATTATATAATTTTTCATGATTAAATGTTTCATGCATATCACCATTATTCCCATATAATTTTGATCCTTTTTCAAGATAATATGGTGGATCTAAAAACATAATAGAAAATGGTTTATCATAATTTTTTCCAATGAATTGTTCAAAATCTTTGTTTGATATTTTGAATTTCTCAAGATTTAAATTTTTAATTTTATCAATTGACGATTTAGTAAATCTTTTTGTACTGGCTTCATTAGAAAATCCTCCACTTAAAGTAGCACCACTAAATGAGCATCTATTAATAATAAAATAGTAAAATGCTTGCATAATATCATCTTTTTCTCCGATAATTTTTTCTCTGTAATTATTAAATTCTTCTTTACTGATACTTTTTACTTCATCCAGTTTTTTTGTTAATGTATCTTGATTATTTTTACAAACTTTCCAAAATGTATAAAGTGGTTTAAATTTATCATTTGCTATTATTTTAAAATTATACTTATTTTGCAAAAAAAATTCAAATGATCCGCCTCCAAAAAATGGAGATATTATATTTTTAATCTTTTTAATATCAAAATGATCATTGATAATTGTGTCTAATTTTGCACAAGCTCTAGTTTTACCTCCAGGATATCTTAATGGTGAACTATTTTCCATATTATTTAGTTTATTATTTTATTTTTAAATAAATCAATTTTTATGTACTTGTAAATAAATAAGTATTGTATTTTCCATCCCATTGAGGATTATCAAATAAATTGTAATTAGTAACATTTTCTAAAAATATAAAATTATTTCTATCTATAATTTCAAAAACTTTATTTTTTGATTCTTTAAAAATAGTTATTAACAAATATGTTGGTTTATATTTTTTAAAATCTATACCTTCTAATACTTCAAATTCATAACCTTCAGTATTTATTGTTAATAAATCAATCTTTTTTATATTTTGCATTTTAAATATATTAGTTAAATTATCACATTCAACATCTACTAAATTTACATTTTGTAATTTGCTAATATTATTAACAGATGACATTGGACCACAATTTAATGCAAATTTTATATGATTAAATTTATATTTATTTGAAACAACACATTTATTTATTAAAATGTTATTTTGCCTATTTTTTTTTAATTCATCAAATGCTTGTGAACTAGGTTCAATTAATATACCAGACCAATTTAATTTTTCTTCAATATATTTTGTCGAACTTTGAAATAAACCATCATATGCCCCAACTTCAATATAAAATCCATTTTTAATATCTTTTATATAATCAAATATAATATTTGTAATTGGTTCAGCTTTATAATTTTTAACACAATATATATCTTTTTCGTTATTTTTAATATTAAATAATTTTTCTAATTCATTTTTTGAACATTTAATTATATCATAATATATTGTATTATCAATTGGTTTACAAAATGTTTCATGTGATTGTCTATTTTTATTTGGGAAATAAACAGTTTCAATAGTATTTGACATTAAAGAAGCTACCCAACTAAGTGTAGAACATGAACAAATTAATACTTTAGCATTTTTCATAACATGAAAATCTTCAATTACTGTACCAGTTTGTAAATTTATTTCAAAATCTATATTATTTTTAATATATTTTATATATTCTTTTTCAATTTCACTTTTAGGTTTATTTAACACTAAACAATATGAATTATAATTTTTAAGATTTTTTAATATTTTTAATATACAATCTGGATGTATTACTTCATTAATTATTATGAAATCTTCTAATCTAATATGAACAACAACATCATATTTATTTATATTATTAGGTTCTATTATAAGTTCCGAAGCTTTATAACATTGAACATTATAATTGTAATTATTATTAAAATGGTCATTACCATCGGTAAATATTAGATCATCATTGTGATTTTTCATCCATAATAATAATTCATTTTTAAATTTTATAAATATTTTGTCATGTTGAAAGTAACCATAAAAATTAAAATTATAGTCATTAATATTTGGTATATTATCATTTAAAACACTATTCATCCAATTAATAAAAAAATCATCGTTAATAGTAGCATTTAATTCATGTAAATTATATGTTCTTTTAGCACCATAAATAATACAAAAAAGAGTACTAGCAAAGTATCTAAATATAGCATTACCAAGTCTTCCAAGTTTAAAATCATGAACTTTCATATAATAATATTATAGTATTTCTTTAATTAATAATTCTAGTTTGACCAATAGTAGAAGGTAAATATTTGTTCAACATATAAGTGGACACTTGATCATTTTCATTAGAATTTAGTAGCCTGTTGAAAACAATTACTTCACCAATTTTACCATTTAATGTACGATTTTGTCCTGACCAATTACCAATTTCAAATTTATTAGATTTGATTGGAATAGGTTTATTTGTATTAGTAAATTGTTTGGAATAAGAAACTGAATTATTTAGTGTACATGTTGCTTTACAACCACTTATATTATCAATTGTAAATGTAAAAACATAATCAACATTATTCATAATAGTAAAAGGGGTTATCCAATCATTAGCACCGCCAATATTAACTGAAACTTGTAATTTATTACCATTTAATAATAAATGAATACAACCTAATTCCCATACTCCAGCAGATGAAAAAATTTGTGAAAAACCACCCACATTTAATAGATTAAAAGCAATAAATATTGTAATATTTTGTGTTAAAATTGATTCTAAATTAGTAGTTAAAATTGATTTGTTATTATTTTTACTAAAATCAATGTAGTTATTAATTAATTTTGGCATTGTAGTATTATTTGATACAAATTTATTATTTTGATTATTACTATCAGACCATGAAATTACATTATTATTGGTATCAACAGAAACATTTTTATATCCAGAAAATTGTAAATCTGGTTGCGGTAGTGTATAGTTAATAGGTTCAAATTTAACAAAAATTTGTAACTTAAAGTTATTTGGAATACTATTTGAGTCAGTCCAATCAAGATGACCGTTAGGATTATTACCAAATCCAAATTCAAAATTACCATCATTACGTTGATGATTCCATCCAAAAACAGTAAGTGGTTTATTAATGTCATTTATATTAAAAACTTGAAATGCTCCAATATTAATAGAATTATTATAACTATTATTATTACAATCATAGTTTGAATCAATACCACCTGCAAGTAATACATTTCTAACTCTATCATAATTACTTGGCCATATTTGTAATCTTCCTTTAACACCTGTAGCATTAATAACATTAGGTGATTTAGATATAATATTCATATTTGTCACATCACGTTGAATAGTAAAAACGTTAAAGGGACTATCACCTGTAGGTACATCATAAGAAGAAATTAATGACCATGCATCAAATGATACCCAAACAAAATTATTATCATTTTCAATTCTATATGCAATTCTAGTTGGTTTTGTTAATCCTAGACTAGAAGATTTATTTACTGTATATGGTATTATATTATTAATTCTTTTATATGTAGTAGTTTCATAAGCTAATGCCCATCCACCGCCATCTATATTCATATCAACAAATATATTATCAGGTTCATACATATCTTTTGTTTTAATCCAATAATATCCAGATTTTAAACTTGTAAAGTTTTGTTTTAGTTTATCACTAGAAATATTTGGTGTTTTATAGTTAGAACCATCATTTGTAGGTAAAGCTAAAGGTACTGTAGAAGATGGTAGTTTAGATTTATATATATGTGTTGGAATTAGTAAACTTTGTAACTCCCATTTCCATGCAATATAACCTTCTAATATTTGTCTATCAAATTGTGTATGATTGGCAGATAAACAAAAGAAATCTCCAATATTACCTATAATACCTCTGTTTAAAAAGAAACTAGAAATTTGTACTTCTAGCTTAGTAATATTTTTATCATAACCATGAATATTTTTTCCGAATCTAACGTATAAAATTACAAAATTATCTGTATTATTATATGACACATTAATATTATTATCAAAATCAAATACTTTATTACCATTAATATAAACTAATCCTTCACTACCATTATGTAAATCATTACCATCAATACCACTTGAAAATCTACCCCTTCTAAATGAATAATCTGAATTTTGTAATTGTGGAGCAAATAACATATCAGTACTAGTATTATTATTACTAAATTTAACTAAACATACAAACCCATTTATTAAATCTTTACTACTACCAGATGTTAAAAATGAATCTGCAATTTTGGAACCATTAGGTGTTAATGAAAAATCAAAATTAATTAAATTATAGTTAGGTAAATAATTATTAATTGTTATATTTCCGCTTGGTATTAAATTTAAGTTTTCTTCTGTTGGATATAATTTAGAATTGATATATGTATATCTTTGAACAAATTCTTTATTTAAATTGATTGATGTTATACTTGTATTCGTACTACTATATAATGTTAATTTAAAATTAGCTAATTTTTCATTACAACAATCTGTTCTATTATAAATAGTTATTGATTTTATATCAGAAGGATTTATATTCATTTCCCAAAAAGGACATGTATTACTAATTGACCAATAAATTGTAGATTTATTTTCTATTATTTTTGGTCTTGCTTTAATATTATTATCAACAGGCGTATTTTTATCTGTACCATAATCTGTAGCAGTTGAATTAATATTGATTGCAGGGATAATATTATTACTTTGATCATGTAAAACAATTTGTGAAAAGTTTAACCAATCATTAGCATTACATTCAATTCTTACTTTTGTTACTAAAGTATTTGTTGTTGATTTTACTGGAATATTGCTTGGTTTATTAACTTTATTTAGCCATCTATAAACAAAATTTCCTGCTAATTCTATATTATTTGGATCATACCATGCCAATATATTTTTAATTGTTAAAGGATCAATTAGATCTTTATTGGTAGTTGAATCAACATAAACATATGAAGGAAATTCTGCTAAAGGTCCTTGAATATAATAATATCCAGAATTTAAATTAGGTAATTGTTTAATTTTCAAAGAACTAATGTTTGGTTTTAATATGGTTAATCCATCATTTATTTCTGTTGGTTGTGGTGGAATTGGAATATCAATCTTAATAAATATTTGTAATTTAAAGTCAACTGGATCTGTTTGTTTAGATGTCCAATCAGTCCAATCAGGATTACCGCTTGGTTTATTACCAAAACCAATATTAGGTCTAGGATCATTATGGCGATTCCATGCTAAAATTGTTTGATTATTTGTTAAATCATGAACTTGGAAAGATCCATAACCATTAACAGGATTAATAGGAGTATCATTAGTATCATAATCGTTATCATTACCTCCAGTTGATATATTGTTTTTAGTTGTTACATAATCATTTGACCATATTTCAAGACGACCTTTTAATCCTGAGATTTGTTTAACAGAATTACCTAAATCAATAACATTATCTTTTCCTTTAAATATTGAATCAACATTACTAATAACATTTAAATTATTAATATCACGTTGATTTACAAAAACATTTGATTCAGAGTCACCTGTTGGAACATCATAATTAATTATATCTTTCCATGAATTAAATGATGCCCATGCAAAATTATTTGGATTTTTACCATTTTGCATATAATATGCAATTCTTTGTGGTTTTGTTGAACCTACAGTATCTAATTTATTAACAGAATAATTAATAATACTATTAGATCTTGTAGGATTAATAACTTCACATATAAGCATCCATCCACCTCCATCTGTAATCATATCAACATAAATTTTTTCTGGTTCAATCATATTACTAGTTTGGATCCAATAATAACCAGAAGGTAGATTTGGATAATTTTCTTTCAATTTTGTACCAGAAACATTTGGTAAATAATATGAAGATCCATTATTTGTTGGCAATGGAACTGGAGGTTCGCCAACTGGTAAAATAGAAGCTACCGTTTTATAAGGATGATTATTTGGTAAATATCTTTGTAAAGAATATTTCCAAGCTAAATAACCTTCTGCTTTTTGTTGATCCCGTTTACTATGCATTGGTCCAAAACAAATAAAATCACCAATATAACCAACAATTCCATTTGTAATATTTGATATTAATAAATTAACTTGTTTTGTTAAATCATAACCATGTATTCCAATACCATAACGTACGTAAATTATTACATAATCATTAGTATTATTATAATATACCTCTGTGTTATTATTGAAGTAACTAGTTCCATTAATTGAGATGTTACCATTAGTTCCTCTAAATACAGCATCAGTATGATTACCATTAACTCTTGGACTTTTAAAGAAATGAGTTGTATTACTAGTTCCAAATAATGTAGAACCAAAAAGAATATCATTATTATTATTTGTGTTTGTTAAATATGCTACACATATAAAGCCATTCATTAATGCAGAATTATTATTTGAAGTAAAATAACTAGTATTATCATTAATTGAAACTAATTTTAATTTTTCAGTATAATTAATAGAAGTTATATTTCCAAAACCAACTAAATTTAACTGTGAGTTACTAGTTATTTGATTTATCCATGATTTTACAATATTATTTTGAACAACAACATTATTAGGATCATACCAAGCTACAATATTTTGTATTTTAGTTGGATCCCTTAAAACATATTTAGGTGCAGGAATTATAGTATTAATTGGTGGTGCAGAATAGTATGGATGATATTCTGGTAATTTATTTTGTAAGCCATATTTCCAACTTAAATAACCTTCTATTATTTTTTGGTCATAATAATTATGATATTTATTAAAACATATAAAATCACCCATAAAACCAACAAATCCATTAATATCACTTGATAATTGGTAAATAATATCATTATCATATGTAAAATTATTTTTGTATTGACCAAATTTAACATATAAAACTATGAAATTATCTGTGTTATCATATGATGTATTAAAAGAAGGATAAGAAAACACATCATTTCCATTAATAGAAATAACACCTCCTAAACCATTCATAATTTCAACTGTATTAATTCCTACCGTACTTGAAGATATTCTACCTCTACCAAAACTAAAATTATTTTTAACACTTGAAAATATTATATCATAAATAGAACTATTTGCATTTTTAATATTAATTACACAAGCAAACCCTGCAATTTTAGTAGCAGTTGATGTTTTAATAAAACTTTTATTTGTTCTAAAATTTATCATTTGTAAGTTTGAAGAATAAATAATAGGTTTGATTGAACCTGTTTTACTTTCTAAATTTAAAGTATTTGAAATTTGGTTATTCCAACCTGTAACTTCATTATTATTATCAACAACTATATCATTTGGATCATACCATGAAATAACTGAACTAATATTTTTTGGTGTAATTAAATTATATGCAGGTTGAGAATTATAAAAAGTTATATTATTAAAATTACTAATATTTATTGATTCATAGAAAGTATTGATATTAATTGTATCAATGTTATATAATGCATTAATTTCTTCTTCATCAATTGTTCTATTATAAATTCTGACTTCATCAATATCACCTACAAATATTTGAGATAGTGAATCACCTCGTCCAATATAATTTTGATTTCTAAGTATTGGTTTTGGGTAGGGTCTATTATTTTGATTTAATATTTCTATATTATCTAAATATACTGACCAAATTCCTTCAGTTAACATATTCCATACAAAATGATGCCATTCATAATCATTAACTTTAATATCACTAAAGTTATATTGATATTGAGCCTGAGTACCAATAAACATTGTATTATTATAAATACCAACAAGAATATAATCATTAAGCCCTGTATTTTTAAGTTGTAATAATCTAGTAAAATCCTTACTGGTTCTCATTTTAGATCTAAACCATAATGAAATACAAAATCCATTATTATCAGTGGTAAATTCAGATATTGAAGGATATTGTACCATTGAATTATCATCATTACCAAATAATGTTAAATATCCACTACCAAATAAAGGGTTATTTTTACCAATAAAGTTTGAACCAATACTAACATCAAATTTCTTTGATAAAATATTATAAACCTTAGTATCTGTTACGCTATTATTTTTAAATTTAAATGTTTGACTATTAATAAATTTATCTTTAAAACTATAAAATAAACTCAAACTGGTATCATTATTTAAATCAGAAACATATTCATTTATAGATTTTTTAGCTTTAATATTATAATTTTTTATAATTTCTTCATAAGTTATAATATTATCATAAATTTTAAATTCATCAATTTTACTATAATTAAAATTTCCTGTAATATCTCTTGCAATTGTTCCATAAAACATTTGCTCATCTAGATAAAATTTAAGATTTGCTTTTGATTGTAATTTATCATTAATATATAAACTACAAATACCATTACTTTCTAATACTACAGTTAACAAATACCAAATATTATTTTTAATTGTAAAAAATGAATTTAAACTATTATTTTGATTTAATTTACCTTTTACATTTATATTTACATTAAGATTTGCATAATTTGTAACCATAGTAAATTCCATTAATAAATTACTTAAATTTATATTTGATGTAGAATAATTAATAAATTGAAAAATTTTAGAGTTTTCAACATGTGATAATTGTTTGTACCATAAACTAATAGATATTCCTGATTTTTTAATTATTATATTTGGTAATGAAACAAAATTATTTTTATTTAAATCAAATAAAGCACCATATAAACCTTCTTTTTTTGCTTTAGTCGATAATATATTAATATCACTAGCTAATGCATCATAACTTCCAGTAATTTCATTTTTAATATATGTATCATTAAATTCATTTTCAAATCTATAATAATTTATTAATTTAAATGAATTGATTATGTATTTATTTTTATATAAAATATTAATCTCATTCAAATTTAGTTCTTTATTATATAATCTAAAATTTGCTATACCTGATTCTATTTTACCATTACCTAAATAAGCATTATTTGTTAATCCCAATCCAAAAAAATCTAGATTAGTATATTTCCACTCTAATTTATTATCAATATATATTTTTACTCTTCTTGTTGTTTTATATATAATTGTTATTAAATGCCATTGATTATTTGATAAATAATTAATTCCGGTATAGTAATCATTATCTTGATGTTTAACTACTAATTGATTATTTGACATTTTTAATCCATAATTTAAATTTTGTGAAGTAAATGAATATATATCATGATAATTTGGATAATATATTGTTTTATACCAAAATGTAATTGTAATATGATTGTTTGTAATTGGGAATGGATCAATATTTAATAAATTATTAAAAATATTAAGATAATTTCCTATTAATGAATCATATAACACAATATTTGGCGCATTTATATTTTGTGGTTTTAGTATAATATTATTTTTGACAGAGTTTCCATATAAATTATGATCTGCAAAATTAAAATTTAATAATAAACTTATATCATTATCTAATTCATTAATTGTTTTAGATTCAATTAGTTTGGAATTTGTTATTATTTTATTCATTTTATCCAAATATAATCCAGCAATTTCATCACTCGATAAAATATCATTACATATTCTAAAATCACTTATATTACAATTAATTGCATCATTACTTGCATTAATTTGTGCATTTTTAAAATAATTTACACCTCCACTATCTTCCCAATATTCACCTTTGTAAATATTAAATGTTAAACCAGACTTTTTATCAGCTTCATTTAAAGTAATATTACTATTTGTTTTTCCATCATTAAAAAAATAACCATAACCATTAAATTCTTCAGTTAATCCAGGAGGAATAAATGATACAATCATATTATCACCACCCCATCTTTCACCAAAAACTATTCTTATATAATAATATGTATTAGGTGCTAATGTAATATCACCTTGTCTTTTAACCATTCCATGTGCACCTCCATTTTTAACAGTAGCATTTTGAATTGTGTAATCTGAATAAGCATTGTTACCAATCCATAAATAACTTGCGTCATCTGAATTAGTAAAAAATGACCAAACACTGTTTCCAGGTTTTGTTGTATTTGTATAAAAATAACCTGTCCATTGAACATTATAATATTCCCAAGTATTATTTAATGGGACAATATAATTTGTACCAACATTAATATCAGGAATTCTTATTACTGTATTAGGAATTAGTGTTCCTCTACCAATATAATTTATTGTATCATTATTAATTACAGGATATAAAATATCTGTAAAAATAGTAAAAAATTGACTATTTATATAACAATAATATATTGATTTAGTAATTACTAACGTAAAATGAAACCAGTTATTTACATACTTTCTTAAATCAATTGAATTTCTTTTTATAATATTATTAACTGCAACATCAATATTAAAAACAAAATTTTGTGTTATATAAATTTTAAAATAATTAGAAATATTACTAAAATCAATTAATTTGGCATTATCATTATTTAATAATTCAAAGTTATACCAGAATGCAATTGTAAATCCATTATCATTTATTCCGAATTTATCAATAGTTATATATGTTTTTTCAGTAATATCATTTAATAATAAAGATGATTCTCCAATAGCTTTTTCTTTTTTTGTAATATTACCTAAATTTGATAGTGTTGCATCTAAAGCATACCCTACTACAAAAGTTTTTTCTATTTTTGTTTCTTCAAAAGGAATATATAAAATCTGTGTTGTATCATTATCTAGTGTTGTTTGTTTTAAATATAATATATTTACTTCATTATCACTTAGTTTTTTGTTAAAAACTCTAAATTCAGACATAGATCCAGTAAATGTTTTATTAGAAAAAATATTACTAATTTTACCTATTTGATTTGTATTAAATGTATTTGATAATTCAATGTAATTATTAAAATTTGTTTTTTCATTATTTATATAAATATCCCATTTACTTGTAGAATCAATATTCCATGTAAAATGTGTCCATGCATTATTATTAAGTTTTTTATTAGTTAATATAGAATTTTGTGCTTTGTTAATGTTAATAGAGGTGTGTTCAATTTTTATATTACCATTTATTAAATATGCAAAAATTCTTTGATCTGAATTAGAAAATTCAAATAATGGTGAATTTAATGATATAGTTTTAAACCAAAATGAAATAGCTAATGGTTTATTTTCTAATGTAAAAGAGGATACATTTAAATAATTAAATATTGTATGTGAGAATTTTAAAAATTTCTTATCAAATTTATTTTGAGAAATAACTGGATATTGGATTATTAATTTATTATTTACTTCTGAAAAATTACTATTATAATTAAATAATGAAATGATTTCTTCATTAGATAGAATTCTATTATACATTCTAAAATCATCAATTGATCCACATAAATATGGATCAGGCCAATTACTTTTTCCCAAATAATTATATTTTCTTTCTATATTATTTGGGTATATAGTATTAATTCTTGTTGCATTAATATTTGGGTCTGGTTTCATTAATACACCATCAATATATACAAACCATGTTGCACTTGATTTATCATTTGAACCCTTTGGCACTATTGTCCAAACAAAATGTCTCCAGTTATCATCATTAATATTAATATCTCTATTATTTATTTTATAAAAATTATAATAATTTGAATGACTTCTATTATTATATACAGAACAGAATAAATAATTATTATTAATTCCTGCTATAATATTATTATTTTCAGAACCATTACCAAAGTCAAAAAATCTTGCCCAAGTTTTAGAATCTTTTGACTTAAACCAGAATGAAAAAGTATAACCATTATAAATATTATCTTGATCACAAATAAAAGATTTTAATTCAACATAATCTTCATTTTGGAAATTTACAGAATTAATATCAAGAACAGGATTATTTGTATTTTCATTTTTAATTAATGGTGTTGGATTATATTGTAATGGATAATTAGTGATTATAGGTTTATTTAATGGTATTTGAGGAATACTTACAAATTGTGGATCACCATTTATATATACTAAAACAGATGTTGTATGTTTCTTTAATTGAAAAATATTATTAACTTCTATATCTGTTAATTCTTTATCAATAATATAAAAATCAGATATAAAACCATCAAAATAAATATCATTTACCGATGATCCTCTACCAATAAAATTATTATTTCTTGTTATATCAAGTGGATAAATAGAACTAATAACTGATTTTAGTTTGCCATTTATATAAAATTTACTTATTTTATCTTGACTAATTGTCCATGTTACATTATACCACATATTATTTGATAATTTTATATCTGATATTAATCTATTTTTAGTTGTATTTTGATTTATGTAAAAATACAAATAACCATAACTATATTCACAAATTAAATTTGAACCAAAATCAAATATTTTACCTAATTCTTTTGTATTTCTATTCCTAATCCAAAATGAAATAGATATACCATTAGTACCTGTAGTTATTGAATCAATTTGTAAATATTGGTTTAATGAATTATTAAATCCAAAACATGGAAAATCTGTAGGAGTTTTAAAACCTTGAATTAAGTTTGTTGAAAATACTAATTTTGAGTCAGTATTTAAAGTTTCTGGAATATTTATTGTGTATATACTATTAATTTCATCTAGTGTTAACATTCTATTATAAAATCTAAAATCTTCAATAGTTCCATTATAGAATGGATTAGTCCAATTACTTTTACCAATATAAATATTTTTTCTAACAATATTTTTTGGATAATTAGTATTTGTTCTTGTTTTATTAGTGTTTGGTGTTGGTAATAATAATTCACCATTAATATAAATATACCAATTAGCATATACACCATCGCCATAAGGTTCAATAACCCATGTAAGATGTCTCCAAATATTATCATTAATATTAACATCAGTTGAATTATTAGTAACGGGATTAGGATTTTTGTAAAAATTGTAATAATTACTATCTCCTCTAGAATTAAATACAGAACAACATAAAAAATTATTATTAACACATACTAAAATATTATCTGAACCTGGACCATTACCAAAATCAAACATTCTTGCCCACGTATCTGAATTTATTGATTTAAACCAAAAACTTATAGTGATACCAGTTAATTCTGTTTGAAATGGATTAAAACTTATAAACTCATTATTTACTTTATTAAAATATAATGAATTACACCCAATTATTTTTTGGTTTTTATTTATAATCATAGATTGAAAATTATTATCAATTGTGTTTAGAATTATTTTTGTATTTTGTGTTCCTTGATTCTTTGTAGTAAATATACTTTTTAATGGTTTCGCTTCATTATTATAATAGAATGTTATTACACCTTCATTTTTACCTCTATTTATTATTTTATTTTCATTTAATGTTTCAAAATCATAATATAATACAAGTGCATAATCGTTATTTAATTCAGTTAAATTTTGTTTTGATGATAGTGTATATATTTCATTAGTTGATAATTGTCTATAATATAATCTAAAATCATCAATATAACCAGAATAATTTAATTTAGCATTTTCAGGGAAATTACTTTTACCAATAAAATTGAAATTTCTTGATACAATACTTGGATAACCACCATTAATAGATTTTATTAAAACACCATTTTTATATACTGACCAAATTGAATTTGTACTAATTGACCATGTAATATGATTCCAAACAGTTAAATCACCTATGTCAAAAACTTGACTAAATACAGTAGCATCACCTAAGATAGCAAATGTTAAATGTGAAACACTAGAAATATAACATGTTACATTAGATTTATTTGTACCTCTACCAAAATCAAATATTCTTGTTCCTGCTAATAATTGCAATGGTTTTATCCAAAATGAAAAGGTTAGACCATTAGGTGATAAACTTATATTAGGAATAATTATACAATCATTATAATTATTTCCCTGAATATTTACATAATCTAAATTTTTATAATTTTTAAAATTAATCAAACCATATGATGTTATATTAAGAGGATTTAAATTTATAATTTTATTTTTATCAATTGATAATGTAACTAAGGACTTTTTTGTAATATTATCAATTATTGTTTGTGGATTTTTAATTAAACTATAATCATATTTTATAATTTCTTCTGAATCCAGATTTTTTATTAATTCAAATCTTTTTTTAAGTTGATGTGTTGAATATAAAACAAGTACTTCTTTACTATTTAATTCTCTATTATAAATTCTAAAATCAGTTAAGAAACCATTTAAATTTGCATCCCAACTCACATTTGATTTTCCAATAAACATATTTAATCTGTTACTAATTGTTGGATAATTTGCACCTTTTATTGTAGATAATTCAGAACCATTTAAATATAATTTAAAAGTTTTTAAACTCTTACTTAATACCCATGCAACATGTATCCATTCAAAATTATAATTTTTAAAGAGTAAAACACCATTAGTATTATTCTTTTCTCCCCAAGTTCCAAAATGTAAATGATTTTGTGATGAATTAATTGCCATTGAAATATTATTTTGGTCTCGACCATTACCAAAATCAAAAATTCTTGACCATTGATCAGAATTAGTTCCTTTAAACCAAAATGAAAATGTTAAACCATTTTCACTAAAATTAAATTCAGATAATTCTAAATGTTGATCTAGATTATTATTAATATTTTTAATATTTGATAATCTTAGTGAATAAGTATCATCTTCTTTTACAGGAATAATTGGTCCACAAATTTTAACTAATAAGTTTGATTTTGAATTATTTTTGATATATTTAGTTATTCCTTCTTTTATCAAACTATTATTAGCAAAATAAAAAGTTGTACTTAAATTATTTGGTAAAGATGTGGATACTATAGAATTATCATCTAAAAATAATTTTAGTGAAAAACTAGTTATTCTTTCGGTACAGCAATCAGTTCTGGTATGAATAGTAACTGATTTTATTTTTTTAGGAGTACTATATATAATTTCCCAAAATGGTTGATCCATACTTCCTGAATGATAAATATAAGGATGAGGTCTAGGTGTATCCTTACCATCTAATGGTATTAATTTATTTGTACCTGACCATGGATCTGTTGCATTTACTTGATCTACTTTGTTGTCATAAATAATTTTATTATTATTAATATCATAAACAGTTATTTGAGCTATTTGTAACCAATTTTTTACACCATCAATTCTTATTTTTTTTGTTAATTTATTTTTTGTAAAATCAATATTTTTTAGAGGATCAACTTCATAAAAATCTGTATTTAAAAATTGTAAATTATAAACAAGTGCGGGATCTTTATTTAATGATAATAACATTAAATCATCTAATTTAATTGTTTCTACTGGTATTTTATCAGTCAAATCCATTTTATATATAAATTGACCTTGATAGTATAAATTACCAACTAAAAATAATGGCAGTTTGTTAATTCTGGATCTTATACAAATTACAGTATCATTAATTTGATATTTAATATTTTCACCATCAATTATTAATTTTAGATTAACAGTTTGATCATTTTCAATTATATTTCCAGTAGTTGGTCGTATTCTTGGTTGATTATTATATCCGGGAGCTATAGGAATTACACAATAACCATTTTCATTAATTGTTCTAAATCCATAAACTACACCAAAATCTTCATATCTATTTTCTGAAAATCCTACATTACAATTTAGTGGCGGTGGATGGATTGTTAACATAATAGGTCCACTTATACTATTTTTAGATGTAAACCCATAACCTGCATAAGTATAATAATTATTAGGTGTACTTACTATTATTGAACTATTTACTTGAGTCATAAAATTTGGTGTTTCAATATCAATACTAGATTTTGGTAAAGGTTTAATATATTTTGATCCTACTGCATATAATACATCTACCATTTCACTTGTAAAATATGAATTATATAATTTAAAGTCATCTATTTTACCTGTAAAACAATTATCTTTATTTAAATCTAACGAACAACCAATTATATTATAAACAAATATTTCATTATCTAAAAATGATCCTACTCTTGGATATTTAATTTGATTTCCATTTAAATATATATACCAATCTTTACCATCAAATGTCCAAACAAAATGAAACCATGAATTAATATATGATATTGTATCATTTATTGGAAAAGTTATATCACCTCCAGATAAATTTAAATTTACATAAATTATATTTTGATAAATATAAATATTAATTGATACAGTTTTACTTAAATTTTGAAATTGTAAAATATATTTTTTGTAATTTAAATTATTTGTATCAATTTGATCTTTTGATAGCCACATTGCTATAGTAAATTTATTGTTGTCAAATTCAACACTACTAATTTTTATATAATCATTGCAAATATTTTCATTTTTTGCAGTTTTATTTATAAATTTTGCACTATTTGGTCCTAATAATCCATCTGTAGTAATAATATTTAAATTACTGAGTGTAGCATCAAACATTAAACTATATCCTATTCTAAAAGATGGAATAATTAAATTTCTATCAAAGGGAATTTCAATATTATTTTCAGATGCCAATAAATCCCAGTTTATTTTATCATTAGAACCTAATAAATTCCACGATACAATATCATTTTCTGAATAATTAGTTGCTGTTTTAATTGAATATTGATTAATAGGTTTTTGAATACCACAATCTAGTACATGAGCATTTATAAGTGTAGTAATATTAGAATTTATCATAGTTTGGGAATAACTACTTGATAATTTTTGTGTTATTGTAGAATTATCATCTAAAAATATTAAAAGATTAAAATTACCTATTCTATCTAAACAACAATCTAATCTTGTATGAATTACTATTTCTTTAACATTAATAGAATTTTTAAATACCATTTCCCAATATGCATTATATGACGTATTAGAATGATAAATACCAGGATAATTTCTTGGAGCATCTATACCATCAATAGGAGTAGATATTGAAGTATTATAACCAGGTGGTGTTGCATTAATAGTAAAATTATTAGATGTAACTTTGGTATTACTATTATCATACACAGAAACTTGTGCTAATTGTAACCAATCATTACCTTCAAATCTAATTTTCGTCACTTTTTTATTTTTAAAATCTAATAAAGTTTTAATACCAAATCTGCTAATAACAGTTGTTTCAACTGGAATATTATCATAAGATAATATTAAATCACCTAATTGTGGATTTGTTGAATTAGGACCACGTAAACCTTTGCTTTCCAATTTATAATATCGATAATTTGCTGAATTAATTTGAGTATTAGATGATAAATCCGTATTAATACTCATATTTCTTAATGATTTATCTTTAACAGTTACTATATCAAAATTATAGTATAATTTAATTTTTTCATTTGATTCATCAATAAAATCAATATCACAACACCTACAATTTACAGGATCACCTACTATTTTAGCTTTTACTTGGCTACTATTACAAACTAATGTTGAACAAGATTTTGGTTTATCATCTATTTTACATGCAAAATCTTCTTTATCATTTTTATAAAAGACCAAAAAGAAAAATAATAAAATGAGTAATATTACTAATATTATATTCATATTATATAATTATATAAAAAATTTAAAGAAAAAATATATTTTCTTGTATATGAAAATAATTTTAGTGTGTATAAATAACTTTCAAGATTACATCCTAAATAATATTATAAATCTTTTTTTATTTGATAATAATGAAGTTACTATTATAACGAATAAATGTTTTTTTGATAAGTTTAAAAATTTAAATATTAATTTAATAGATTGTGATGTTTTAGATGATTACAATTTTAATTCAGAATCAAAAATTGATAAAAATTTTAGAAATGGTTTTTGGCATTTATGTTCTTTAAGACTGTTTTATTTGTTTTCTTACATCAAAAAGTTCAATTTAAAAAATATTATTCATATTGAAAATGATGTACTTATTTATGAAAATCTTGATAATATAAAAGAAAAATTCATAGAAAATAAAGTTTATGCAACATATGATTGTGATAATCGTGTTATACCAGGTTTAATATATATTCCAAATTATATATCTTTTGAACCAATAATTAAAAATTATAATTATAATTTTAATGATATGCAAAATTTAGCATTATTTGATGAAAATACAATTTTACCATTACCTATTTTTACAAATAATTATTGTAATCATAAAATAACAAAACTTTACAATAAATTTAATTGTATTTTTGATGCTGCAGCAATTGGACAATATTTAGGGGGTATTGATCCTAGAAATCAATCTGGTGATACAAGAGGTTTTATTAATGAAACATGTTTAATTAAATATAATGATTTTAAATTTTATTGGATAATTAATGATAAAGGATTATATCAACCACATTTATTTTATAATGGAAACTATATTCAAATAATTAATTTACATATTCATTCAAAAAATTTAAATAAATTTATAGCTAATCATCCCAAAGAGACAAAATTTATTACTATTCAATAACTTAATATATATTTTGTAAATTATAAATAAATTTACTGATTAAAAAGTACATATTTTATTTCTTTATAATTGATTATATCAATAAATAAATATAAATATAAATGTTATATATTATTATATATATTTATGAATATTATTTACATTCATGTATGTTGTATCAATAATTATAAAGAAATATTTAATTATCTGATAGATTGTATTAAAAAAAGTGGATTATATGATAGTATTAAAGAAATTAGGTGTTGTATTTTAGGTGATTATGATTCAAAGTTATTTGATGATGACAAAATAGTTATACGAGCTACTTCATATGACACCTCATTGTATGAAGTATTTACTATAAATAAGTTGTATGAAGATTGTAAAAATACGGAATTTGATTTTAATATTTTATATCTACACACAAAAGGAATAACTAAACCTGATAATATTAATGTTAAAAGTTGGTTAGAATATCTATGTTATTTTAATATTTATCATTATGAAAAATGTTTACAATTTCTTGAATTTAATGATGCGGTTGGTGTAAATTTACAAAATGAACCACAATGTCATTATTCCGGAAATTTTTGGTGGTCTAAATCGTCTTATATAAATAAATTAGACAAATGTCAATATACTAGCTATACTAGTCCTGAATTTTGGTTAACAAAAGATAAAAATGGTGAATATATTAGTTTATGGGCTTCTCATGTTAATCATTATTATGTCAATTATTCTAAGGAAAATTATGAAAATAAACCAATTTTACCATATAAGTGTGATTGAAATGAATAAAAAATTATTGTTAACTAGTAAAAAAAAATTGAAAAAATAACTACAATAAGATATGTAAGTATTATATGTCATCATTTATAAATAAAGATAATAAATCATTAGATTTGGTATTTTGTATGGATTGTACTGGTAGTATGGGTCCTTATATTATTAAAGCTAAAGAAAGTATTAAAAGTATAGTTACAAATATAGTAGAAAAATCAGGGTGTAATGATATTTTATTTGGTCTAGTTGCATATCGAGATCATCCTCCTCAAGATGATACATTTATTACTAAAAAATTTAATTTTACAAATAACTTAGAAACAATGCAAAGTTATTTAAATGAACTTTTTGCTAGTGGGGGGGGTGATGGACCTGAAGCACTAACATCTGCTTTATTTGAAATTAAAAACATGGAATGGAGAGAAGAAACAACAAAAATTGTAATTGTTATTTCAGATGCGCCACCTCATGGTTTAGGAGAATATGGTGATGGATTTCCTAATGGCGATCCTGACGGTCATGATCCAATTATTATTACAAAAGATTTAGCAAAAAAAGGTATTACTATTTATTCAGTTGGGTGTGAACCAGAAATTAATAAATATAAATTTGCTAGAGCTTTTTTAATTTCATTAGCAAATTTAACAGGAGGACAATCAATAGGATTAGAAAATGCTAATTCTTTAGCAGATGTTATTCTTGGTAGTACAATTGAAGAATTAGGAATTACTAAATTACTTGATAAAGTAGAAGAAGAAACAATAAAAGTTAAACATATGTACACATCGTCTGGTAGATCATATACTGATGATATAGTACTTAATGATGTTTTTAATAATTTAAGAAGAGATCTACATGTAACCCCTCAAATTAGAGGTTGTACAATGATGAGAGATATATCAGAAGGTATTATTGAAGGGTCCGATGATTTAGCTTCTGCTAGAAGAAATCTTATTTCTAATAAAAGAGATATATCATCTGTACCTACACCACCATTAACAAAATACCCAAGATTTGATGATTTGTCATTACCACCATTTGATGATTTGTCATTACCACCATTTGGTGATTTGTCATTACCACCATTTGGTGATTTGTCATCGCCATCATTTGATGATTTGTTATTACCGCCATTGGAATCAAATAAGAAATCTGATAAAATTGATGTTATTGATGATATTATTACAAAGGATCAAGTAAAACGTTTAATTTCAAGAAACACTAGTAAAAGTACTTCTAAATAAAATAATTATTTTACACCTTTTCTCATTTGAAAAAAATAATGTTAATAGAGCTATGAAAATAATTATAATATAATTTTATATAATATTATAAATGTATTTATCATTATCATCATCATACGCAGGCAATGCTTGTGCTGTTCGTCAAAGTATAATTAATTATACAACGACCTCAAATGAAACACAATTTTTTGATTGGTTAGTAACAAGTATGAAAAGTGTAAATCAACTATTAGAAAATACACCAATTATATTTGAAAGTAATTATATATATCCAAATACTACATCTATTAATTTTAAAAATTTTGATTTATTAGTTTCACATCACGATATTCACAAATTTAATGACAATAGCATAAATGAAATAACCAAAAAATATATTCGTCGATATGAAAGATTAATTAATACAATTAAAGAACAAAAAAAAATAAATTTTATTAGGTATTGTAAAAATCAACAAAATTTAGAAGAAGAAGAAATTTATACATTTTACAAAAATATTAAGAATATTAATCCCAAGTTAGTATTTAATTTTATTTTGATAAGTGACTATAATGATTTAGTAATACCTAGTAATTTAGATAATTTTATTTATATTAATTTAAACAATTATGTTGATGATGATATTTTAAATGAAACAGATGATTATTTTAAAATTATTAAATCATATAAGTGTGTTTTTAATTTAGTAAAATAATCAGCATTTTACACCCTTGAAGATTTAAAATGAGACAAAATTTTAATATATAAATATTTATATATTACACCCTTGCACATTTAAAACGCCGATTATTTTTCTTCTAATTTTTTTAATCTTTCATCTATAATATGTAAAATATTATAGACCGCTTCTAAATGCGTAACAAGTTCTTGGTCATAATATTTTGCTAATGGAACTGATTGAGAATATCTTTTATTATTAATCGCAGTTTTCTTTTCAGTCAATAAATCATTTATGACCTTAAAATTATGATCTATTGATGTTTTTTTATCACTTTCATCTTTTTCTTTTTTTTGTTTTTCCAATTCTAATATTCTTAATTGTAATTGTTGTATTTCTTCGGGAACTGAACTCA